CTCGGCAGGATCAGCAGGAGGCCGGAGACCCCGAGTGCCATCGCGCCGAGGGCGAGTGCCGGCACCAGCTTCCGGCGGCGTCGGCGCATCGTCGCCGGGCCGGTGGGGGTGCCCGGCCGCTCGCGCTGCGATCGTCGGCCCATCGAGGACATTCTAGACAGGAGCTAGTGGGTGGGCCCCGTGGGGCTCGAACCCACGACCCTCGGATTAAAAGTGCGCCGAGGCGGATCGGGGGCTTCTTGCGTCGATCGGAGTCGAACGGCGTGCTTCCCAGCAGCGGTGAGGGGTGTCAGCCGGTTCGTCGGGGTCGGAATTGGAGCACATTGGAGTCGACCGGAGCGACCTCCTGCCCCCCGTCTGCCCTCCGTTCCGGACGGCTGAGGGCGCTCAGCACGGAGGCGCTCGGCGTCTCAGCGAGGTGGGCGTAACGACGCGTGGTCAGCGGCGACACGTGGCCGAGGAGACGGCCGACCTCCTCGAGTGGGACGCCGTCCTGGATGAGCCATGACGCGTACGTGTGGCGGGCGTCGTGGATGTGCACGTCGTTGAGGCCAGCACGCTCGACGGCAGGGATCCAGATGCGGCGCCGGTAGTTGTGGTGGTCGAGCGGTGTGCCCTCGGCGGTGAGGAACAGGAAGCCCGACTTCCGCCGGTTGACGAGCGGCTCGACGTGCTCGAGCGTCCAATCGGGGACGGGCACGGTGCGACGCTTGCGGCCCTTCGGGTAGTCCTTCACCTGGCGGGCCTTGTCGTCCCAGGTCTCAGCGACTCGGAACTGCCTGCCTGCGACGTCGAGGCGCTGCACGGTCGCGCCGGCTCCCTCGCCCCAGCGGACGCCGGTGCCGAGCAGCATCGCGGCGATCGCTCGCTGGACGCCCTCGGGGATCTCGTCGAGGAGCGCGAACCCCTCGTCCTTCGTGAGGTACCGCTCCCGGGTGTTGTCGGCGCTCGAGAGGCGGAGGCGGGCGGCCGGGTTGGCGGTGATGATCTCCGCGTCGACGGCAGCGACGAGCGACGCCGAGAGGAGCGCCAGGCAGCGGTCCCTCGTCGCGGCCGCCATGCCTCCGGCGAGCAGCTCTGCGGCCCACGCCTTGACGTCGTGCCGGGTGATGTCGACGAGCGCGACGGCGCCCCACCGGTCGTCGAGGTGCTTCGTGCGCCGGGACTCGTCGGTGCGGAGAGTGGACGACTCGACGTTCCGGGTCGGCCACCACTCGGCGACCCAGTCCGACCAGAGTCGGGCGCCGGCGCGGGGGTCACGCCACCCGAGCTGCGCGGCTTCCTGCTCGGCGGCCGCTGCGGCGTTCATGGCGGCCTTCTTGTGCGGGTGAGTGCCCGCTGACCTGCGGGAGCCGTCCGGCAGCCGGTAGAGGCCCTGCCAGCGGCCGGAGGCGCGCTGTTCTGTCCAGGCCATCAGCCTGCCTCTCTGAGTCGGTGCCGTCGCAGGTGCGCGATGCGGGCTTCGAGGATGTCGGCGGTGACGCCGAGCTCGATCGCCCAGCGGCCGGCGTCGGGTGACCACTGCATGAGGTCGATGAGCCGGTCCTCCTCGATGAGCCGGAGCGACGCGGTGGTGTCGGCGTTGCGCTCCATGCGGAGGTCGAGGAGGGCGACGCCGGTCTGGGACTCACGTCGTTCGGCGTGCACGACCTCGTGGGCGAGGACGGACCGCTCGAGGGCGGCACGCATGCGGGGGCGGATGAGAATGGTGTGCAGATCGGGGATGTAGCGACCGAGGTCCGCGCGCAGCGGGTACTCGACGATCGGAACCCCCAGGTCCGCCGCGTGCTGACGCGGGTCGTACAGGTCCGTCATGGGGTGTGCGTGTCCTCCTCTACCTCGAGCGCGTCGGACTTGGCCGCGTGCTGCAGTTTCTCGAGCGACAGGCCGCTCTTTGCGAGCTCGCCGCGGAAGTCTTGCCAAGCCGTTTCGAGATCGGGGTACTCGACGTCGTTCTCGTCGCGCACCCGCACCTCCCCATCGCGTTCGCCCGGGATGAGGATCAGCCGCAGGTACGACTGCTCCTCGCGAAGACGGGAAGTTCGTTCATCTTCGGCAGCGCCGCCGACATTCGCCCACGCGGGATGGTCCACCTCAAGAGGCGCTTCGGACGTCTCGGTCGTCTCGCCCGCCTCGATGCGGCGGACGAGCTCCTGAGCGATCTCCAGCTCGGAGAACTCGGCGAGCGACATGCCGGGCGTGAGCGTGACTTCGCGTTCAACCTCGTCTCGTGTGAGGTAGCCGGCGGCAACGAGCGCGACGACCGGGCTCTGGTCGTAGGCGCGCGCAACCGCGATGACCTGCGGTGCAAGCGGCTGCGTGCTGCGGGAGAACCAGCGGCTCACAGTCGCGGTGGCGACCCCTGCCACTCGGGCAATCTCCGACTGATTCGTCGAGAGCGCTGCAAGGTAGGTCGGCCAATCCGTGTCATTCACGGCCTCGACGCTACTGCAAGCAATGCATGCGTGCAACGACTTTCCGGACGCGGAACCGCGCCAGTACGGGGGGCGGGTGGCGACACGCCGCTATTCATGCGCGGATGAACCATGCATGCACGGTGAAACGTGCCTACTATTCCTGCCATGAAGAACCTCACCGCCGACGCAACACCCCAGATGTGTCTCAACGTCTCGAAGCTCAACGAGCTGCGGCGGGCGCACGAGCTCGAGTCGAACGTGGACCTGGCACGGGTGCTCGGTGTCAACACGGCCACGCTCTACCGGGTGATGACCGGCGCAGTCGCCCCGTCGAGCAGCTTCATCGCCCGGGTGAAGCTCGCGTTTCCGTCCGTGTCGATCGACTCTCTGTTCTACGTCGATCGTCTCGGGGCGACCGCGGGCCTCGTGTCGGTCGAGCAGCCCCGGGCGGCGGTGGCCTGATGGCTTGGCTCACCGTCGCTGAGGCCGCTGCGGAGGCCAAGCGGCATCCGCGGACGATCTCCGACGCGTGCCGAGCGAAGACCCTCCACGGCGTGCAGCGGTCCGTGAACGCGTCCTGGCGCGTCGAGGACGTGTGCCTCGACGCCTGGGTGCGGGGCACTTCCTGCCCGCACCAGCAGACGAACGTCATCCCGTTCCGCCAGTCCGCCTGACTTCCCGAGATCCTCCGCCGTCAGAGGCGGAATCGACCCTCAACCCCGAAGGGGCAACGACCTATGTTCCGAACCACCATCACGAAGCCAACCGCCGCATGAGCAGCTGGGTTGAGCCGGTCGACCTCCGCGTCACCGACCCGCGTGCCGCCGGCATCGCCGAGCAGAACGCGAACGCGGCCCGCACCGCTGTACAGAAGCGCCTGGGTCCCGACTGCGTCGACGTGCTGCAGGCGCTCGGTCTCGGCGAGGTCTCAGCGTGACGCCCCGGGGGCGCGAGGACCTCGCGCTCGTCCTGTACCTCGCGTACGCGGTCGCCGGCGTTGTTGCCGTTGGCATCGCAGCAGTGGTGAGCGGCGGCGTGTCGTGAAGGTCGCCGCGCTGCTCCTGGCGCTCGTCTGGATCGCATCCCTGTTCGCCTCGATCACCCGGTACGGCTCCGCCGCATGGGTGCTGCTCGTCTGGGCCGTGATCATCCTGTTCGTCGCAGCTCTGCTCCGAGTGCACGCCGTCGTCAACGCGCCCAAGGGTCGGTGACCTCCGCCGTGACCGCCGACCGGATCACCGCTGCAGACCGAGCCGAGTTCGAAGTCGACGACGCGGCGGAAGCGAAGGCCATCGCCCGCGCCGCCGAGTGGGTCGCCGACTGCGACTGAGCCCCACCCGATCTCCCGCGTCCCAGCCCTGGGAACGCGTCATTTTCCGACCCCTCAAGGAGCCACCGTGACCACCACGAGCCCGACGCCGCTGCGAGTTCTCGCGCTCAACGTCGAGAACTACAAGCGACTCACCGCCGTCGAGATCAGACCGGACGGCGACGTCGTCCTCATCGGCGGCCGCAACGCACAGGGCAAGACGTCAGTGCTCGACGCGATCTACGCCGTGCTCAAGGGCGGCGCCGCGGCCCGCGAAACGGTGCAGCCGATTCGCGACGGCCAGGACACCGCGGTCGCGCGACTCGAGATCGGCGACGAGGACGGCAACGTCGCCTACGTCGCCACGCGCCGGTGGACGAAGGACGACGCCGGCACGCTGACCGTCGAGTCCTCTGACCACGCTCGGTTCTCGTCGCCCCAGAAGCTGCTCGACGGGATGCTCGGTGCGATCACGCTCGACCCGCTGGCCTTCACCCGCATGGACGCGAAGAAGCAGCTCGCGACCTTGGTCGACGCGCTCGGCGACTCGCTCGGGTTCGACCCGATCACGCTCGACGCCGAGCGCAAGGGCGTCTACGACCGCCGCACCGAGGTTGGCCGGAAGGTCGCGGAACTCGAGGGGCGGCTGAAGGGCTACCCGGAGCCGGACCCGTCGCTGCCCGACGCGGAGGTGTCCGCCGCTGACCTCGTCGTGCAGGTCGACGCGATGACCCGCCAGAACCGCGCGATCGACGCAGCGGTCGAGCAGGCGCGGCAGGCCCGCGCCGACCAGCAGCGGGCCACCGAGGCACTCACCGCGGCCGAGGACGCTCTGTCTGCCGCGACCACTCGCGCCTCGGAAGCGATCAGCGCGGCCCGTGCGATCGGTGATCGGCAGGACCCGCAGGCGCTGCTCGACCAGCTCGGCGAGATCGACGTCGTCAACGAGCGCATCCGGAAGGAACGCGACCGCGCTGCCGTCGCCGAGGAGCTCTCGGACCGCAAGCAGGAGCAGGCGCAGCACACGCTCCGCCTCGAGGAGATCGCGAAGCAGAAGGCCGACGGCATCGCCGCTGCGAAGCTCCCCGTTCCCGGCCTCGGCTTCGACGCCGACGGAGTGACCCTCAACGGCATCCCGTTCTCGCAGGCGTCCACCTCGGAGCAGGTCCGCGTCTCGACCGCCCTCGCGATGGCCGGCGACCCGGCGATCCGCGTCATGCGCATCGACGGCGGCGAGGCCCTCGACTCCGAGTCGCTGGCGATCATCGAGAAGCTCGCCGCCGAGCACCAGTACCAGGTGTGGATCTCCCGGGTAGACGAGTCCCGGTCGGTCGGCTTCACGATCGAGGACGGGACGGTCGTCGCATGAGCACCGCCGAAGCCCGCGCCGAGGTCGCCCAGGCCGAGGAGTTCGAACGGAGCGGTCAGGACTTCCGCGCCGAGCGCGCTCTCCAGCGCGCCCAGGTGCTCGCAACCATCGCCCTGGCCGAGGAGCAGCGCACCGCGAATCTCATCGCAGTCTTCGACGAGCAGGGCCCCGAGATCTTCAACGAGCCGACACCGACCGCGAGCAGGGACGTCCCCTACAGCGCGCTCGCCGCGGACCGCGCGGAGCGCATCCGGAGCAAGTACCTCACGCTCGCAGCTCAGGTCGCAGAGCGGCTGGGCCTCGCATGAGCGTCGTGTTCGTCGCCGTCGCGACCGTCGCCCTGATGGGCGTCGTCGCGGTCGGCCAGTGGATCGACCGGCAGACGACCGGGATCCCGATGCAGGAGTGGAGGGACCGCTGGTGACCTGGAAGGACCGCATCGTCGTCGATGGCCTAGACCGCGACGCGTGGCTCGCCGCCCGCCGCAACGGACTGATCGGAGCCTCGGACGCCGCGAAGCTCGCGAAGGCGTCGAGCGTCGACAAGTACCTCGCTGCGAAGCTCGCGGCCTCCTCGTTCTCGGGGAACGCGTACACGGAGCAGGGCCACCGCTGGGAACCGCTGATGCTCGCGTACGCAGGCATCCCGGAGAACCCCGACGGCAGCCTCACCCTCGCCGAGTGCAAGGCGAAGCACGGGAAGGTCGTCGACGGCCCGAACACCGGCGAGTGGCGGCAGCTCGCGTGGCAGTTCGAGGTGGTCCCCGAGGCGAACGCCATCGAGTTCCTGTGGGTGGAGCTCGTGCAGAACGCCCGCGGCGAGTGGGACCTCCGAGCCGCGCACCGCGGCATCCCGCACCGCCTGGTGGTCACCCGCGACCACCCCAAGATCGTCGCCGCCCGCGAGCTGATCGTCCCCATCGCAACCGACCTCCTCCCGCGACTCCGCGTCGCGCTCTCCTACGAACGGAGTGCCGCATGAGCACCGAGATCACCACCTACGTCAGAGCGACGCTCGCCGAGAAGCGCGACTACGTCCAGACGATCGCCCAGGCCGGCGAGCTGCTCCCGAAGGGGCTGTGGAGCAACGTCCGCAACCCGGACACGAACGTGATGGAGCAGCGCCCATCGCCCGGGAAGGTCATGCTCGTCGTCGAGACGGGCATCATGCTCGGCGTCCACCCGATGGCCGCGCTACAGGGCATCGACGTCATCGAGGGCCACCCGACGATCAAGCCGGCGCTCATGTCGGCGCTGATCCGTCAGGCCGGGCACTCGCTCCGCATCCGGCAGACCGGTTCCGTCCGCGGCGGCGACCTCGCGGTCACGACGACGCTGATCCGCAGCGACGACCCGGACTTCCCGTACGAGTACACCTGGACGCCGCAGGACGCCGTCGACGCGGGGCTGCTCGACTCGTACCAGCCGAACGCCGAGGGCGTCTGGCAGCCCCGGGCCCGGTCAAAGGACGGCAACCCGAAGCCGTGGGAGCTGTACACCGCGCGCCTCTGCCGCTGGCGCTCCCTCTCCGACGCCGCGTCCGCCGGCGCCGAGGACGTCCTCATGGGCCTGCACTACACGGCCGAGGAACTCGGCGCGCCGGTCGACGCCGATGGCGCACCCACCGCAGCGCCCGAGCCGACGCAGCCGTCACGTGACTGGGCCGCAGAACTCGCCGCAGCATCGACCCACGAAGCGATCGAGGAGCTGCTCGACGCTGCAGACGCTGCCGGCGAGCGGACCGACACGATCCGCACTGCCGCGCTCACCCGGCACGGCATGCTCGACCAGCCCGCCGCCCCCGAGCAGGCGACCACCCTCGCCGAGGACGGCGCGCAGCAGCTCGCCGCGGCCGCCGTCGTGCCCGTGCCCACCGCTCCGGCTGAGATGACCGACGACGAGTGGCTCGCCCAGGCCGGCGGGCAGCCGTGAGCACGCACGACATCGCCCGGATGGACACCGGCGAGATCGTCTCCTACGAGCCCGTCACGCCGATCGAGCTCGAGTTCATGATCCGTGAACTCGGCGAGCGCCTCGAGCGCGCGGTCCCCGTGATGAAGGGCCTGTACAAGGCCCGGTACGACGCCGAGCGGGCGCTCATCGAGGAGAAGGCGAAGGCGGTGCTCCGCTCGGGCAAGTCCAGCGTCACCGAGAAGCGCGCCGAGGCCGACCTCGAAACCATGACGTTCCGCCGCGACGTCGACGCCGCGAAGGAGACGCTGCACGCCGCCGAGGAGCTGCAGAAGGCACTCGCCGCTCGGCTCATGGGGCTGCAGAACATCAACAAGGTGCTCGGCCAGGCGTACGGCGCCAGCCGATGACCCCCACGAACGTCCGGCCGATCGGCCGGTCCACCCCACAAGGAAGGACACCCATGTCCAAGGACGAGACGCAGAAGAAGCCCGGGAGCTTCGCCGCGTTCCTCGCGTCGACGAGGCCGAAGACCGACCTCGAGCTGCACGACGAGCTCACGAAGCTCGTCGCCGCAATCGAGGAGACGGGGAAGGGCGGAACGATCACGCTGACCCTCGAATTCAAGCCGATCGACGACGCGGTGAGCGCCCTCAAGGTCAACGACAAGATCACCGTCAAGCGGCCCGAGAAGAACCGCCAGGGGTCGATCACGTACGTCGACCGCGACCACACCCTGTCCCGCCGTGACCCGTCGTCGATGCCCCTGTTCGACGACGACGACATCCGCAACGCACCCGCCCACGACCCCGCCACCGGGGAGATCAAGGAGCTCAACGAATGAACGACTACACCGACAACCCCGAGGCCGCCGTCGTCGCGAACCTCGCCCAGCAGGCGATCCACCCGGAGGAGCTCGAGGCCGGCGTCGTGTACGTCGAGGCCGACGGCTCCGGCGGCAGTCGCATCGTCGACACCGACCGCTACGCCGAGCACCCCCGCCACATCGAGGCGAAGCGCGTCGTCGGCGACGCCGAGTCGTTCGTCCGCTACGTCACGAAGCACGTCGTCGACGGGCACACCGAGGTCTACGCCGACGTCCCGTCGTCGTCCGTCGTCGCCGTGCTCGACTCGCACGACGCCGGTCAGGGCGGGTGGCAGAAGCACACCGCTCGCCTCGAGCTGCGGAAGACGAAGTCCTGGGAGGCGTGGGAGAAGGTCGACGGCGTGCTCCTGCAGCAGACCGAGTTCGCCGAGTTCATCGAGCAACAGGCGCTCGACGTTCGGAAGCCGGAGACCGCCGTGCTCATCGAGATCGCGCAGTCGTTCCAGGCGAAGACGTCCGTCGACTTCGAGGGCGGAGAGCGGCTCGACTCCGGGCAGGTCCGGCTCGAGTACAAGGAGACCGTCACGGCGAAGGCCGGCCAGAAGGGGCACATCGACATCCCCAACGAGCTCGAGCTGCTGCTCCGCCCGTACATCGGCGGCCCGGTCTACGTCGTCTACGCCCGGTTCCGGTACCGCCTCCGCGGCAGCCAGCTCGGCCTCGGCGTGGTGCTCACCCGCCCGACAGAGATCCTCGACGCCGCGTTCGCCGACATCGTCACCGAGATCCGCGACGGCAAGACCGTCGTCAAGGGCGACGAGAAGACCGTCGTGCACGAGGGCATCCCCGCCTCGGTGCCGGTCTACTCCGGTCGCCCGTAGCTCAGCCGGGGCGGTGGCCGACTGCAACGGCCACCGCCCCACCCACACCGACCCCTCTGCGAGAGACACCAGCATGGAACCCCAGGATCGCACGAGCCTGCCGATCGGCGGACTCGACCTCTCCCTCACCGACACCGGCATCGCGGTGGTCGATCTCGACGGCAGCATCGCCGTGCAGCGCGCCCGGTCCGCCGGGAAGAAGATCGACAGCCTCGCCGTGAAAGCCCGCCGGTTCGAGCAGCACGCGGACGCGATCGTCGCGGCCGTCGAGGGCTGCGGGGACGTCGTCATCGAGTCGCCCGCGTACGGCATGCCGCAGGGCGCCGTGGACCTCGGCGGGCTCCGCTGGCTCGTCCTCACGCGCCTCGTCGCCGCCGGACACCGCGTGCACGAGATCAACCCGATGCACGTGAAGAAGTACGCCACCGGCGAGACCCGCGCCGACAAGGACGTCGTGGTCGCGATGGTCGTCCGCCGTTACCCGCAGGCCGCCGTCACGAACAACAACACCGCCGACGCCGTCGTGCTCGTCGCGATGCTCGCCCGCCACCTCGGCCGACCGCTCGAGCAGGGTGCGCTGTCGCAGACCCGGCAGGACGCGTTCGACAAGGTCACGTGGTCCGCATGAGCGGCAGCCCTATCACCACGCGCACCCGCGCAGCGATCGCCGCCGCCGTCCTCAACGGCGAGCGCGACCAGCACATCGCCGACCGATTTGGCATCGCCCGCTCCTCAGTGGAGCGGATCCGCAACGAACGAGGCATCTCCGCGAACTACGGCCGCGGACGCCCCACCAGAGAGGAGACCCGATCGTGAGTCTCACCATCACCGAGCTGTTCGCGGGACCCGGCGGATCATCGACCGGTGTCCTGCAAGCCGTGTTGCTCGATCCGTGTTCGACGTCATTCGGTCTTGTGGGGAATTCCGAGCTTCTCCTCGACCAGGTAGAGCCGCATTTCGAGGTGAGTCACGATCGTCAGCAGCGCGGAGTTCACAGGCACGAAGGCATCTTGGCCCTGGGCGCCTTCGCCGTCGACCAAGATCTGCTTCACCAGGTTCGAGACGGCGAGTTCCTCGGGGATCTCCACGTCTCGAATGCTGCCGAACTGGTGAGCGGGTTCAATCGCGCGGAGCGTCGCGAGGTCCGCCTCGAGCTCTCGCACACGCTCGTCGTCTCCGAAGTCTTTCGCGATGGAGAGCCAGTGTTCACGCTCGGCGATCGTGTCTTCAAGCGAGGCGGTGCCAGCGCGAAGGCGGGCGATGATTTCGGCGGTCAGGGGCGGGAACTCGGAGTCGTTGCTCATGCCCGCACACTACCGAGCCGCCGACCGTGATCGGCCCGAAGTCGATCCGCCCTTCGCGAACGTACGAGAGCCGCGCCTACGAGGCGGTGACTGAGCGGGACGAGGGTCGCTGCCAGCGCTGCCACCGCGGCGGCACGACGCAGCGGGACCACCGGAAGAACCGCTCGCAGGGCGGCCGGACCGTGACGTCGAACCTGCATCTGCTGTGCGCCGAGTGCCACCTGTGGAAGACGGACCACCCCGCCGAGGCGGCACACGACGGCTGGGGCGTCCCCGGCTGGGCCGACCCGCTCGAGTTCCCCGCCCGCCGATGGCTCCGCACCGAACTCGGCACGCTGCGGCAGGCCTGGGTGCTCTACGACGACAACGCCAGCTGGCGCGAGATCAGCGCCGACGAGGCGCGAAGACGAAAGGAAGGAGGGACGCACTGATGTCGTACTTCCCCGTGGACGACCAGGCGGCGTTCCATCCGAAGTTCGTGGCGGCAGGCAACGCGTCGATCGGGCTTTGGACTCGCGCCGGATCGTGGTGCAAGGCGAACGTGTCGGGCGGTCGTGTTCCGCCCGAGGTTGCTGCACTGCTCGGGACGAAGCGCGAGGCTCGGAAGCTCGTCGAGGTCGGCTTGTGGGAGGTCGCCGATGATGGCGCGTTCCAGTTCCACGACTGGGAGCACCAGGCGGGCAACTTCGCGCCTGACCAGGAGAAAAGCCGCCGCGAGAACGACCGGGAGCGGCAGCGCCGCAAGCGTGAGCGGGACCGGAAGGCGCGCGAGGAGGCCGAGGCGTCACGCACGGACAGCCGTGACGAGTCACGTGACCCGTCACGTGACAACGAGCGTGACGACCAGCGTGAGTCCGACCGGAGTCACGACGGTGTCACGGCTCCCCCATCCCCATACCCATCCCCAGTCCCCTCTCCTGCTGTCGCAGGAGAGAAGACGACCCCGCGCAAGCGCGGGACGCGGCTCGACGAGCGGTGGGTGCCCGAGGACGCGTTGATCGCTCAGATGCGCGACGAGTGCCCGGGCGTCGATCTCCGCGCTGAGCACCGCGTGTTCGTCGACTACTGGATCGCGCAGCCCGGGCAGAAGGGCGTCAAGGCCGACTGGGACGCGACCTGGCGGAACTGGATGCGCCGGAAGGCAGCCGACGTCCGCCCTGGCCGCGCGGCGCCCCCATCACGCGGACAGCAGCGCGAAGCCGAGCTCCTCGCTTTCGCGACGGCCGCAGACCCACTCACCGACACCCGACAGGAGATCACCTCGTGAACGAACCCGAAGTCCGCCGACTCCTCAGCCTCATCTCCGGCGGCTACGACAACCGCACGCTCACCGCGATCACCGCCGAGGTCTGGTTGATGGAGCTCGCGGACACCGACTTCGACATCGCCTGGCAGGCGGTCCGGAACCACTTCCGGAAGCCGTCGCCCCGCGACTACCTGTCCCTCGACGTGCTGCTCGAGCAGATCCGGGTCGACACCCGGCAGACGCCGACGGCGATCGAGGAGGACGTCCGGTCGGCGAAAGCCCGCGGGCTGATCGAGGCGTCGTGGCCGAAGCGGGACCCGCTGCCCCGAGCGGTCGCCGAGCAGCTGGCCCGGGCTCGTGCCGAGTTCGCGGAGACTGCGGCCGCGATCGAGGCCGGCGTGATCGATGCTCCGCGGGCGCTGACGGTCGGCTCGGTCGGGCAGCCGATGCCGCAGGGGGAACCGTGACCGGCGACGCGGCGTGGGACAACTTCGTCGCGTCGATCGATCCGGTCGCGCTGCAGCGGGAGCACGCCGGCCCCGGTGACCTCGAGGTCGAGCGCCCCTGGTCACGTGAGGACCACGAGATGCGGTTCGCGCACGACTACGTGCGGCGGGACTTCTGGCGGAAGGTCCGCGGGGAGCTCTCCGACACCGAGCGGGCACGAGCCGAGCGCCGACTGCAGCAACTCATCGACCGCGCCGAGCACCAGCGGCAGCAGCAGCTCGCCGAGCAGGACACCGAGATCGAGGCGGCCATCACCAGGTACGCCGCCACACACAGCAACGCGGCAGCAGCCGCACAACCGAGAGGACACGCAGCGTGAGCATCACGTCATTCCCACGGGTCGAACAACCGGCCGGCCAGACTCACCCCGACGGCACCAGTACCGGCGATCAAGAGCAAATAGCCGGACACCACAACCCAACCGGCGTCGAAACCTCGGATCGCCTCCCCACTGGCGACGGCGATCACGCACATCGTGATGGCAGTTCCCCCCATCGCAGCGCCGGCTGCAACCAGCCAGTGCGCAGCTCGGGTCAGCACTCGAGCGACACGCATGTCGGGCCGCGGGATCTTCTGCCGGCCCAGCTCGAAGACGAGAAGGATGATGACGATCGGGTACATCGTCGCGAGGAGCGCTGCTCCGTCCAAGCTGATCACCGTCTGAACGTTAGCGGAGCGCTGGCATGAGCGGCGAGACCGTCATCACCGTCGTCGGCAACCTCACCGCCGACCCCGAGCTGCGGTACACGCAGAACGGCCTCGCGGTCGCGAACTTCACGATCGCGTCGACGCCGCGCACCTTCGACCGGCAGGCGAACGAGTGGAAGGACGGCGACGCACTGTTCCTCCGCGCCTCGGTCTGGCGCGAGGTCGCCGAGCACGTCTCCGGCTCGCTGACGAAGGGTGCCCGCGTCATCGCGCAGGGCCGCCTCCGGCAGACGTCGTGGTCTGACCGCGACGGGAACCAGCGCACCGGGTTCGTGCTCGACGTCGACGAGATCGGCCCGTCGCTCCGCTACGCGACCGCGCAGGTCATCCGCGCTCAGCGCAACGGGCAGGGCGGCGGCCAGCAGCAGGGCGGCGGGTCGCAGTGGCCGGGCCAGCAGCAGGCGGCGCCTCAGCAGGAGCAGCCGTGGACGCCGCAGCAGCAGGGCGGCCAGCAGCCCGCGGGCGGCTCGCAGGGGCAGGACGTGTGGTCGCAGCCCGGCCAGTTCGACGACGAGACCCCGTTCTGATCGGAGAGGCGAGATGACACCCGAAGAACGCCGAGAGGCGAAGCTCGCCATGGCGCAGAGCCTGGCGCAGAAGAAGGGCATCAGCGTCGAGATGGCCGAAGCACGCCTCGAGCTGGTTGGCGGCGCAGTCGCGCGGAAGTTCGGCGACGCGCGCCCGCTCGCAGACCAGGACCGCGACGAGCTGATGCGAAAGGCCGGCTAGTCGTGACGCTCAGGCCAAGGCAACGACCTCGGCCCGCACGACTACGGCGACCCGAAGTCCCCCACCTACGCGGCCGCCGCCGAGCAGCGGGCCGCGCGCGCACAGCAGCTCCGCGAGGAGCACGACACCAGGAGAGACCAGTGACCTTCACCCCGCCCAACACCGTCGACGACGAGCTCACGCTCACGCTGCTCGTCGAGCGGGCACGCCGCCGCCTCTCGGAAGCGCCCGAGCTCGTCGAGTACGTCCGCATCCGCCGGCGGCCCGGCGGTGCCGTCCGCGACGGCCAGCCCGGCGCACCGTCCCGGACCCCGCCCGCACCGCTGCACGTCGGCGCGCTCGACGACGCCGACGCGATCTACGTCGACCTCGTCGGCCACGTCCGCCGGTGGGCGCGCGAACTGTCCGTGTCCACGCTGAAGGTCGCGCTCCGCTCCGGCGAGTGGACCACCAACGGCGTGCTGCTCGGCTTCCGGTCCACCACCACCCCGCCCGGCGCCGCACGCCTCGTCCGCGACCTCACCGACTGGCTGCTGCTCCACCTCGACCGGATCGCCGCCCACGCCGGCGGCACCGAGTTCCTGCACGAGGTCGCGGTGTCGATCGAGGCGGTGTACTCCCGGTTCCCGCTCGAGGCGCGCCCCGACCGGCCGCGCTGGCGACGTCCCTGCGAGGTGTGCGGCGAACTCGCCGTCACCGCGGACTGGAAGCCAGACGCCGAGATCCGCGACGTCACCGTCTGGTGCGAGTCCTGCTCGCACGTGCTCGTCTCGACGACCCGCGACGGCGGCGTGCTCGCTCCTGCCGGCGACAGCGTCGACCAGCGAGCGGCGGCCCGCAAGCTCGCCCGCGTCGTGAAGCAGATCGGCATCGGGTCGACCGTTCCGAAGGTGGAGAACCCGGAGAAGGGGACCCCGGCCGCTGGCCGCTGCCCCGCGGTCGGCGTCGACAGCGCATTCCCCGACGAGGACGCGCGGACGTTGCAGTGCGCCCGGCGCGAAGGCCACTCGGGAGCGCACCGCGTCTCCCGCACCGAACAGCCGCAGCTCACGTGGAGCCGCGAACCCGAAGGAGCACCCGCATGACCCTCACCAAGATCCGTGCCCTGCTGAAACAGCACGGCTACAAGACGAACGCCGAGGTCGACCGCATCGACGTGAAGCGCGCGTACGGCGTCATCACCGGCGTCGACGTGATGCTCGCCGACGGCACCGTCGCGTTCCTGCCCGTCGAGGAGGCCACAGCATGATCGAGACCCAGTCCGCCGTCACCGAGGTGCTCAACGCACCCCGCGTTCAATGGAAGTTCAACAACGACACCGAGTGGCAGTACGGCCGCCCCGTCGGGTACACGGACCAGCCGTCGTACATCATCGAGCGGGAGTCCGACGGCCTCCGCGTCGGCGTCCTCGCCTCGTTCAACCCGCGCCCGGCTCCCGCCGACGCGTCGTCGGGCGACGTGCCCGAGAACTGGGACGAGATCGTCGAACTCGCCAAGGTGCTGACCGCCGCCGCAGGTCTCGGCTCACCCGTCGGCGTGACCGAGATCGCCCAGGCCGAGGCGGCGCTGAAGCACCTCGCCACGAAGAGTGACGAGCACCGCATCGCCGAGGCGGTCGACGCGCTCGACGATCTGCCCCGCGACTCGGTCGTCATGGTCGAGAACGAGGACACCCATCGGTGGCTGGCGTGGAAGGCCGCCGCCGGTGACTGGGACGTCATCGCCCCGCGCGGCGACGCGGTCCAGATGACCAGCGCCGAGGTCGCTGCACTCGGCACCTGGCAGCAGCTGCGTGCAGCTGCGAAGCTCGGCCAAGAGTTCATGTCCGAGGCTGAGCGGATACGTGGCGCCGTCGCAAGCAACGGTGCTGCTACGTTCTCGCCATGACTGATACGCCGTCCACGAAATCGGCCAAGAGCGCGCGCACCACAGCGCCAGGGCCTGAGGCGCGCACGGTGTTCGTCGTCTCACCAATCGGGAAGTCGGGAACCCCCGAATATCGCCGCGCAAAGCTTGTGTTGGACTTCATCATCAAGAAGGCATTTCCCAAGCCGCATTGGACTGTCGTCCGAGCGGACGACGAGGAATCGCCGGACTCCATCTCGACGCAAGTCATCCGTCGAATCCGGGAGAGCGACCTTATCGTCGCCGACCTTTCTGGCCATAACCCGAACGTCTTCTACGAACTGGCAGTGGCACACGGCTACGAGCGCCCGGTCATTCACATGATTTCCGCCGGAGAGACGATGCCGTTCGACATCGCCGACCAGCGTGCGATTTCCTACGAACTGGAAAATCCAGAATCAGTCGACGCGGCAATTACGAAGATGGCGGCCTCGCAGAGGTGGCTCGACGACAACCCTGATCTCTTGCGCACACCGCTTTCCACCTACGGCGCGTTCACCGCCATCTCCAGCACTCAACCAGGGTCCGAAAGTAACGAGGCGATCGCCGAAGCGCTGGGCGAGATCGTCCATCGACTCGGACGGCTCGAGCGCTCAACGAAGCGGAGAGAACCCGGGACATTCCGCGCTTACCCTGCTCCGAGCGTCACGAAAGCTTCCGCGCGGCCTGAACCAGTGAGTAACCTTTGGGATCTTCTCGAAATAGTAGAGAGCGAGATCCGAGCCACGAAGGAAAGTGCGGACATGGACGATCCAGGCGTCCGTGCCAGGCTCGAGAATCTGTACGGCCAGCGCGACGAAATCTCGAGTATTCTCCACGAGGACTAAGAACTGCCGCTACCCGCTACCACTCATTCAAAGCCGACATCCCCATCGGATACAAGAACGGAGGTTCAGGTGCGACGTACAGCTGCTGACGACCCTCGCGAAGACCTCGTGCCGCTCACCGTCGCAGCTCGCGCCATCCGCCGGGACGAGCGCACGCTGCGCCGGTGGGCCGCCGCCGGCCTCGAGGTGCGCGAGGTCGACGGTGCCCGGTTCACCACCCTGCGCCACGTCACCGCGTGGGCAGCGGAGCACGGCCGACGCCGCGGACGCGCGGACCGCTGACCCCCGAACGAGGGACGACGCGAATGTCCGCCCAGTGCGATACGCTATGCGTAAGCCACGAATCGGCCCGGACCTCACCAGTCCGGGCCTTTCGTGTATCTGGGGACCGGCATCGCCGCCCGAATCAGCGCGACGGCAACGCGCCCGTCCGCGACAACCAGGTCTGGCCCCACAGGGACAGGGTGCACGCAACCATCACGTGCGACCGAATGATGGCGGGTAGCTCCGATAGCGGCTGGGGCAGGTCCGGTTGGAGGAACCGGAGCAACGGCGCGCGCTCGCGCCACCTGCCCACCCACGACTTCCCCGGCCCGCCGACACGCACGAACGCCGCACCTGCCGCACACGGACACCCGCAGCCTCGCCCGCTGCACTCGGTACTGCCCTGCAGTCACGTCCGCGCTGCCGCACCGCGAACCCATCGTCACGGCGCCGAGCACGGGGAACCCTTCTGGCCGTCGAGCCCGAGCAACCCGCTGGTGACACGCGGGCCCCGGGGACCCGACGGCCGCCAACTCAGCGGGGGCGTCAACGCGGCGTGTGTGCAGCTGCGAAGGACGCCCACACTCGGGTGTCAGATTCCTCGCCCGAGGCGCACCTGCGTCCCCGCGAACTCTTTCAGTGGCCGCCGGCGGTGAGCACACCGGCGATGATCGACGGCGCAGAGCCAAGCGCTCCCGCGACCGTCGGCCACCAGAGCTTGTCTGCGAAGTCGCGCCACTGCTTCTTCGTCTGCTCATTGCCCGACATGTTCGACGCCGTGTGCAAGGCGGTCCAGAGCCGGCGTCCGGCGTCCTCGAAGTCGAACCGCTTGAACACCTGCTCGTCGGCGAGCGCGTTCTGCATCTCGCGGACGAGCCTGTAGAGGTAGTTCTTCAGATCCCAGCTGATCGTTTCGTCACCCTCGATGAGCCCCTCGACGTCACCCAGGAACTCACGGAGCTCGTCCTGGCTCTCTTCGTTGGGAACCCGCGCGTCCTGTTCGAACCAGCTGGCGAGCGAGTACAGGTGATCGAGCGTCGACGACGGGAACGCCAGGTCAGGGTTCACCGCGTTCGTCCAACCCTCGGGGTACGACATGACCATGTCAGTCCACGCCCTGAGGTACTTCCGGTAGACCGAGATCCGTCGCCCCTTCGCCTCGAGCTCATCGAGGCCGCGTCGGAGGGCGATGAGATCCTGCACAGCCTGAAGCTGGACGTCCATGCCGGCGTCGTCTTGAAGATGGCGCGCGTCCCTCGGCCACTGGTTGCCAGTCCGAGTTCCCTCCTTCGCTTCGATCAGGAAGTCGTAGAGGTTCTGAGCAGGGTTCACGCGCTGAGCGTATCCGAGTAGGCCAGCAGCGGCGGACCCAGATGATGCCGATGGAAAGCGCGGCCGCAGACCCAGCTTCCACGAGCCAGAGCAAACATCGGGAGCATGGAGTGAGCAAGCAGCCGAGGAACACGAAGCAGCGAGACCGCGACCGCGCCACCATCCGGAAGACCGGGGCCGCGTGTCACATCTGCGGACAGGCCATCGACTACTCGCTGCCACACACAGACCCGAGGTCATTCGTCGTCGACCACGTCATCCCTCTCGCCAAGGGGGGAGCCGACACCCTGGCGAACAAGAAGGCTGCACACAGGGACTGCAACAGCACCAAGCGCGCTCGACTCGTCGCACCGATCGTGCGTCGCAGCGGCTCACTCACACGCTGACTTGTACCAATCGATGTGCCGATACAAGCGGCGCGACCTGGCACAAGAGACGACACAAGACCCCAGGGGGAGGCCCCCCAGCCGGGCCCACGAGGTACCTCCGGGGATAGGCGCTCTCTCCCTCCGCCCTTTTTTCCACACTGACCGTTCCGGCTCCCTGACTGGGTTGTACCAACCCTCGGGGCTTCAACCAACGCCGAGGGGGTGGCTCGGATGGCTGATCGGAAGCTGCGCGCGGTCACCGCGGACGATGTCCCGGCTCCCCCGAAGAAGGCGAAGACCGTCTCCGAGGCGGCGAGGACGGGCACCGTCCGTGAGCTGCTGGAGGCAACCCGTGACCGGATCGCGGTCGCGGTGGAGAACCCGAACACCCCCGCCAGGGACCTCGCGGCGCTGACGAAGCGCCTGCTCGAGACCGTGCGGGAGATCGAGGCGTGGGACGCCCGGGAGGAAGCGGACGATGCCGACAGCGACGACGCCGTCCAAGACGGGTACTTCGACGCCTCGGCTGTCTGAGTACGCGAAGTCGTTCACGTTCCCGTCCGGGATCGTCCGGACGGTGTGGCCGCGGGTCGAGGCGAAGGGCCTCGAGCTGGGGCTCGGCTTCGACTGGTGGCAGAGCCAGCTCGGCACGGTGTGCCTGGGCTACGGCGTCGACGGGAAGTACGTCGCGACGGTCGGCGGGATCGGCATGTCGATCCCGCGGCAGGTCGGCAAGACGTACTTCGTGCTGGCGATGCTCGTCGTGCTCTGCATCCTCTACCCGGGGCTGCAGGTCGTGTGGACAGCGCATCACCTGAGCACGTCGACGAAGACGTTCACATCGTTGCGCGGCATCTGCCGGCGCAAGAAGGTCGCCCCGCACGTCGCCGCGCTGCGGGCGGCGAACGGTGAGCAGCAGGCGGTGTTCCGCAACGGCTCGCGGATCATGTTCGGCTCTCGCAAGATGGGCTTCGGCCGCGGCTTCGACGAGATCGACGTCGAGGTGTTCGACGAGGGCCAGATCCTCGACACGAAGTCGCTCGAGGACATGGTCGCTGCGACGAACCAGGCGCGGCACGAGCACGGCGCGCTCCTGCTGTTCATGGGCACTCCGCCGCGGTCGTCCGACCCGTCGGAGGCCTTCCGCCAGCGTCGCGACGAGGCTCACGCGGGTGAGGCGGACGACGCCATCTGGCTCGAGATCGCTGCGGACCCGGACTCGGATCCGAACGACGAGGACCAGTGGGCGGTCATGAACCCGTCCTACCCGCTGCGCACGCCGCGGGAGTCGCTGCTGCGTCTGCGGAAGAACCTGAAGGACGACGACTCGTGGAACCGTGAGGGCCGCGGGATCTGGGACCCGAAGAACGACAGCGTCGTCATCGACGAAGCGTCGTGGGGACTCATCGCCGACCCGGGGTCGATGGCGATCGAGCGGCTCACGCTCGCGATCGACGTTCCGCCGGACCGGTCGGTCGCCGCGGTGGCGCTCGCTGGCCGCCGAGCGGACGGTCTCTGGCACGTCGAACTTGACGAGCAGCGCAAGGGTGTCGACTGGGTCATCCCGTGGGTCGCCCAGGTCGCAGAGCAGAACCGTCTGCACGCCGTCGTCGTCGACGAGCTCGCCGGCCTCACCGAGAAGCGCCGCGACCGGAACTACCTGATCGGCACCGACATCGAGGTGACGCTCGCAGCAGCGGAGGGCAGGGATATGGCGATCGCCTGCGCGAAGTTCTTCGACGCCGTCATGGACCGCTCGGTCCGGCACACGGACCAGCCGCAGTCGAACGTCGCGCTGTCGGTCGCCCGCAAGCGGCCGATCCGCGCCGGCGGTTGGGCGTGGAACCGGAAGGACGGAGCGTCGGACATCACGCCGATCGTCGCCGAGACCCTCGCCCTCTGGGGCGCCCAGAACGACAACGTGAAGCGCCCGACGCGGCGCCGGACTTCGAGCAGAACGGCGGTGATCCTCTGATGGCGTTCACGAAGCTCCGGATCTGGGAACTCACCGACGACGAGAACGACGTCCTCAACGGTCTGCTCGAGCAGCTCGACGAGAAGGTGCCTCGGAACCTCTACCGCGCGAACATCTACGACGGCAAGCGCGCGACGAGGCAGGTCGGCGGGGTCATCCCGCCGCAGTACCAGGACCTCGCGCTCGTGCTCGGCTGGTGCGCGAAGGGCGTCGACGGACTCGCGCGGCGCTGCAACATCGAGCGCTTCGCGTGGACCGGCGGCGACCTGAACGCGCTCGGGATGAACGAGCTGCAGGACAGCAACTTCCTCCTCGCCGAGCTCGCACAGGCGCGCACCGACTCCCTGATCAACGGCGTCTCCTACCTGGTGACGACACGCGGCGAGCCGGGTGAGCCGAAGGTGCTCATCCAGGCCCGCGACGCCCTGAACGCCACGGGCGAGTGGAACGTGCGCTCGCGGAAGCTCGACAGCTTCGTTTCCGTGACCTCTCGCAGCAAGTCCGGGTCGAACGAGGTCACCGGGTTCGTGCTGTACCTGCCGAACATGACGATCAGCGCGGAAAAGGACAGCAGCGGCTGGTCTGTCGACCGGTCGGAGCACACGTTCGGCGTGCCGGTCGACCCGATGGTCTATCGGCCCCGCGCCGGCCGCCGCATGGGCCGGTCCCGGATCAACCGGCCCGCGATCTCGCACCAGGAAGCCGCGATCCGCTCGATGATGCGCCTCGAGGCGCACATGGACATCTACGCGATCCCGAAGATGGTCCTCCTCGGCGGCAGCGACTCGATGTTCAAGAACCAGGACGGCACCTACAAGGCGTCCTGGCAGGTCGCGATGGGACGCATCTTCGGCATCCCGGACAACACCGAGGACAAGGACGCGGAGAACCAGCGCGCCGACGTGAAGCAGTTCGCTGCTGAGTCGCCGCAGCCGCACCTCGCGCAGCTCAACGCCCTCGCGAAGCTCGAAGCACGCGAGTTCGACCTCCCCGACCAGGACTTCGCGCTCACGGACATGGCGAACCCCACGTCCGAAGGCTCCTACGTGCAGGGCCGTGACTCGCTCATCGCCGAGGCGGAGGGCGCGATGAGCGACTGGTCCGTGTCGGTGCGCCGCAGGATCGCAG